AGAGCAAGAACATTGCCTGCCAGCATGGTTTCTAAAATGTGGAATGAAGTGCAGACTAACCTTGGAGCTTTTCAAATATTTTTTGGAAACAGTTTTCATATCATTGATAACTCAGAAAAGTCAGACTATCAATCACAAATTAATACTGTATATAAAAGAATTCTTGGTTGGTCTAGAAAACTTCCTACTAATTCAATGGCTTCTTCATGGATTAAAAGCCAAAGAAAAGGAATGAACGAAGATATTACACAAGTACAAGTAAATGATTTAGAAAAATTTGCTGATAAACTACTTAACAAATATGACATTGATATCGAATTCACTAGACATTTTGTTGATCGTTTAAATGACCCGCGCAACACTCCAGATATTAAAATTTCCGAATTGCAAAAACTGTTTAAGAAGATAGAAAAAACTAAAGGTAAATCTTTAAAGTCGCTTGGGCCAGACATTGAAGTAGTTTTAAAAGATATGGAAACAGATTTAAATCTTCCTGTTATTATTCGCTATAATAATGGAGAATTTGAAGTCACTCACAAAACAATTATGCGTAAAAAGAATTTCGCTACTACTAACCAGAAGGTGGAGATATGATTAGGTTTAAAGAGTTTCACGAAGCATGCTGGGACACTCACAAGCAAATTGGCATGAAGAAAAAAGGCAATCGCATGGTGCCTGATTGTGTTCCAAAGAATGAAGAAACCGAATTAGAAGAAACTTGGTCGAAGACCGGTAAAGAAGCTACTCATATACCAACAGGTCAAAAAACTTACGAATACGCCAAGCTTGATAAAGAAGGCAGACCTACTGGTAAGAGACATTATCGCAATGCACAAGGTAAGGTAATGGGAGAATCTGTAGAAGAGTCTAAAGATTTTAGCAAATATATTATGAAGGCAACTAAAACTGAACCTAAAATAGTTCGCAAAACCAATCCGGCCGGAAGAACTACTGACCACGTCGAATACGAAGTTCACGGTACACTATCTTCACATAAGAGAACTTTTAAATCTAAAAAAGAAGCTGAAGCATATTTCAATACTGTTAAAGAAGATGTTGAACTTGACGAAGCTATTAAGCTTAACACAAAAGTTAAGATCCACCACCCAGGTAAGTCATATCATGGTGAAGTTGGACATGTAGGCGAGATTAGACATGGATTATTTAAAGGCGCGCCAAAGAAATATACAGTCGATTATGGTGATCGTAAGTCTATTCAATTAGATAAAGCAAATATAAGATTGCACAAAGAAGAAGCAGATTTAGAAGAAGGTGCTGGCGGTTCTGAAACTTGGGAAGCTGGTTATAAACGTCGTGTTGTTAAAACAACTAGTGCTGACCATAAAGAAAAAGGTTACAACTGGCGTATTAAAGGCAAAGAACGTCCAGAAATTTCTATTAAACTATATAAAGAAAAGCCATCACAAGCCGAGTTTAATAACCAAATGAGAAGAGTTGCCGGTCACGAATTTGGAGGTTAATGTGAAAACATTTAGACAACTAATAGAAGAAATATACGAAGAAAAAGACTCTCGCCTTGCTAATGCTGGTGTAGAAGGTTTTAATAAAGCTAAAAGAACACCGGGCCATCCAACAAAAAGTCATATTGTTGTAGCAAAAGATGGTGACAAAATTAAAACTATTCGCTTTGGTGAACAAGGTGCTTCTACTGCTGGCGATCCTAAACCAGGTGAATCAGCCAAGATGAAAGCAAAGCGCAAATCTTTTAAAGCCCGTCACGGTAAAAATATTGCCAAGGGTAAGATGAGTGCTGCTTATTGGGCAGATAAAGAAAAGTGGTAATCTTTTTATAAATATCGTTAGTAAAACAATAATAAACACGAAAGCGTAAAATGCAAAGTTTTAAGAAGTATATCAGTGATATGCCAGAATTGGACGAAGGTAAAGGCAAACCTGGTCTATGGGCTAATATTCACGCTAAAAGAAAGCGTGGAGAGCGTCCGGCTAAACCAGGCGAAGAAGGTTATCCTAAGACTCTTGATATCGAAGAAAGCGGCAAGGGTTATCAACCCGGATGGATGTTAAAGAAAGATCCAGAGCTTGCTAAAAAACTTAAAGATAAGATTGATTTAGCTAAAAAGCGTCAAGCATCTTATGGCAACCCAGCGGCTGGTAAATCCGTTAAAGAAAATAAAGATGAACACGATATTAACTCTTTACAAAAACATTTTGGACCAGCTGTCGCATATGACGCAGCAAGTCATGGTCCAGCAATGATGAAGAGAAAAGATATTTCTGGAAAATCACACACTTTAATAAAACAATCTAATGGAAAATATAAATCTGTTAAAGAAGATGTTGAGCAACTAGATGAAGCAGTTGATCCTAGTGAAATTGCTGGTAATCCAAAAGCTTACGGCGTAGATACTGTAAAAAAAGCATACTACCACAAAAAAGCCTCTACTTCAGACAAAGAATCTTTAGCGCGCCATCTAGATAGATATCATGGTCATAAAGAATGGCGCAAACCGCTTGTAAAAGAAGAAACTGAGCTGCAAGAATTATCAAAAGAAACTTTAGGTTCGTATAAGCATAAGGCTGAACTATCAATTCCTAAAGATGATCGCGAATATGCTAATCGCTCAAAAGGTATTGATAAAGCAGAAAAGAAACTTAAAGAATCTGCTATCAAAGTTGGCGATACTGTTGTTTATAACAAAAATAAAACTGCCGAAACAGTCGGTAAAGTACACAAGATTGAAGCTAACGACTATATTTTACACCACACTAGAACAAATACTTATCACAGAGTTCCAAAGAAAGGCTCTGAACTGGCAGAATCAGTAGAACAACTTGACGAGCTTTCACCAAACCTATTGCACAGATATGTTAAGAAAGCTACCGGCAACATGGGTATGCATGCCGTAGATCATGGCAAATACGGTGATCAGCAAAAAGACAAGAAGAGTCTTAATAAAGCTATTAAGCGTTCAGATGGTATTGCTTCTGCTTCAGGCCGTATGGCTGATAAAGCTAATAAGAACGAAGAGTTTACACCTGCTGAAAAAGCCGCATTTCTTGCAGCTGCTAATAAAAAAGCATCACTAGATTATTGGAAGACACACGCAGAACTAAAGAAGAACGATCCTAGAGTATCAAAGACTCCTAAGAAAGAAAGTGTTGATCTTGACGAATCAGAAATTAATGACTTAGCTGCTCAATACATTAACGAAAACAATATTACTCTAGAACAACTAGAGAATATGACTGAAGCAGAATTAAACGAGTTAATCGGTGCTGCTATTGGCGGTGCTTTTAAACTTGGTGCGAAGGCTGCGGTTGGAGCTACTCGTTTAGCCGGTCGAGCAATTAACAGAATGACCACTTCTGGAAGAGCAGATGCTGCTGAAAAGAAAGCATCTACTTTAGAAAAAAAGAATGCAGACCGTGAGAGAATCAGAGCTGCCCAGGATCGTTTGCGTAAAGCAAAAGAAGCCGCAAGTAAAAGATAAATAGAATAATAAAAAGCCTTTAAAGGAGAAATCAAATGGCACTATGGGGAAAAACAGACGCTTTAGCTAGCGTACCAAAATGGTTAGAAGACGATGCAAATAATACTAACAAATCACACGATATTGATAACGCGGTATTTGTTGACTTGACAGAAGCTGGTGTAGCAACTAACCGTGCAAAGGGTCTTAAGACTCCGGGTTGGAATCTATATCATACGTATACAGATGCTTTAGGTAATACTCGTCATAAAACAGAATCACTTGTAGTAATGAAAGTATCGGCTGCTGATGCAGGCGATGACGGTATTGGAAGTAATACCGAAATTGAAGATACTACTGTAGCAGACAGTTAATCATTAGATTATAGTAATGATATTGAAAGAATCAACCTTTCTACTGTTTGCATCAAAACATTATGATAATCCTCAGTGTTCTGACGTATCAGAATTTGAAGAGGATTTAAAGCGATTTCAGTACCTGCGTAAACTTTTTGGTAGGTACAGACAAGATGACGAGCTAAAAGAAAGGCTGATTCTCAATCACTTGATTATCATATATAATGTTTTTGGGCCGGAAGCAACCAATATGTTATTCATGAAGTTACATGAATTTCACGAGTGTTTAAAACCGTTTGTAGAATATTTAAATTTTATGCCTTACATTATACAATATGACGATGTTGTACTAAGTGCAGACAATATAGTTTCAGACGATTATGTCGCTGAAAAACTCAAAGGAATATGACGAATGATCGTCGATCTGTTTTTAGTTTATCAATTTATACGTAGGCTTGCCACGCCCTTCGAAAGCTGGGACGCTTACAAGCAAGGTGTAATTGATAAAGATGGAAAGATACTTGTAAAGAAAAACGATCGTAGTAGTATACAAAGAAGCTCTTGGGGTACCTTTGATGTTATGGTTGCTAATCTTAAGAAGCTATTAGCTAAGGTACCTGGTGGTAGTTCTAAGATTGCATCTTATGCTGCTGCTCTGTATTTGATTAGAGAGTGGAATCATTTCACATCAGATTCTCTACTAACCGAAGATATTACTGAAGAGCAATTAGATGAGTCACTATCTATATTTAACGACCGATATGTCGATTATATATTGATTGCAGAAAATGTCAACAACAATATTAACGTAAAACCTGAATTAGACGAAGAACCTGTAAATAGTGTTGGCAGTGGTAATATAGCCGGCATGGATGGATCAGCTTTTTCTAAATCAGCCCAAAGCAAGTGGACTTCACAAAATAAGTCTTCTAAAAAGAAAAGATTAAGAGATATAATTGGAGGAAAAATATGATTACATTAGAACAATTCAGTGCAATGATTGCAAAAAACAAAAATCCTGGTCCGTGGTATGACGCGGCCTGCGACTTGTTTGAAAAATATGATATTAAAACACCAAACCGTATTGCAGCATTTATGGCACAGTGTGGCCACGAATCTGCTGACTTTACCATGTTGGAAGAAAATCTTAATTATAGCGAAGATTCACTTAACAAAGTGTTTGGTCGTTATTTTGGACCAACTGCAAGAAACGCTAAAGAGTACGCTCGTAACCCAGAAAAAATTGCAAACTACGTTTATCAAGATGAATTTAGATCTAAGCAAGGTGCAATGGGTAACGTTAATCCAGGCGATGGCTGGAAATTCCGCGGTCGTGGCATCAAGCAATTAACTGGTCGTAACAACTATACAGCATTTGGAAAAAGCGTTGGTATGTCTGCAGACGAAGCAGCAGACTATGTAGCTACACCAAAAGGCGCTTTCGAATCTGCTTGCTGGTTCTGGGCTACAAACAAGTTAGAAAAATTTGCCGATGCCGATGATAACCTTGGGTTAACAAAAAAGATTAATGGCGGTACAATTGGCTTAGAAGACAGAAATAAGCGTTACGCTGCTGCTAAATCTATTATTGGTGGAGCCGTTGGCGCATCTGTAGTAAAATCAGTAGTATCTGCTGTAGTTTCAGCTGTTAGTGGTACAGATGAAGTAAGAACTCTTAAGCAAGGTCTAAAGGGTGACGATGTTGCAAAAATGCAAAAAGCTCTTGGTATTGCAGCAGATGGTGACTTTGGCTTTGGAACTCAAACAGCACTTAAGAAGTGGCAAAAGCTTAACGGTCTTGTAGCTGACGGCGTGGCAGGACCTGCCACACAAGCTAAGTTATTTGGATAATAAATAGTAAATAATCAATTAAAGGAGATTAATATGTCTTTAGAAAAAATCGTTGCAGAAGCACTTGCGGGTCGCCCACTAGAAATGAAAGAAGCGTTTGAAGCCGAAATTCAAACTCGCATCCAAGCTCGCCTTGAAGCAGAATACATGGATGTGCTTGAAGCAAAAGGTAAAAAAGAAGATGATGAAGATATGGAAGATGACGACACGGAAGACGAGGATGAGGACGAGGATGAGGACGAGGATGAGGACGAAGAAGACGAGGATGAAGACAAGTAATCTAGTCTAATATATTATGCCAACGTTTGTTTATGTAGGAATACTTTTGGTAGCCTTGGGTGGAGGTATGGCAGCATACTATAAATCCACCCAAGCTAAAATTGAAACCTTGACAGAATACAATGCTACGTTAACGGCAAATGTTAACCAGTTAGAAGAAGTAAATAGATCTAACGTAGATGCTATTGCTAGAATAAAAGCAGATTTTGAACGTAAAAGACAAGAATACGATAAAGCGCAAGAAAGCTTTGGCGAAATACGTGCCCAAAATAGTCAGCTTAAAGAAAAATTAGGTAAGCACGATCTTGGTGTATTAGCCGCTGCTAAACCCGGTCTAGTAGAAAAAATTATTAACACTGCGACAGAAAAAGCATTTCGATGTTTTGAATTAGAGTCTGGCGCACCATTGACACAAAATGAGAGGACTGCAAAAGATGCTAAATCGTTTAACAGTGCTTGTACTTGGGTTTATGATGATCTTGTCGCTCGCGGCGTGCTCGTCAAAGCCGATAGTACCACCAGCCAAAATAGTAACAAAAACTGAGTACGTTACTCCAACTGCGCCGATAGTACCAAAACCGGATGTACTCTCTTTAAGAGACATCAAGTTTATTATTATTACGCCTGAAAACGCTGCAGAAGTTTTTGCAAAATTAAAAGACGAAAAGGTTTTATTTGCATTAACTGCAAAAGGATATGAAGATACTGCTTTAAATTTAAGTGACATTAGAGCATACATGAGACAACAAAACAGAGTTATAATTTTATACCAGGACGCGTTTAAACCAGTTAATCCAGAGCCAGTTAAACCAAATTAAATAAATATAACATATATTAGAGCCTTGTGAATAGTTTGCAAGGCTTTTTTTATACAAACGGAGAATCAGTAATGGCTGAGCAAGATGTAAATTTAAAAACTGACGTGGCACTTATACAAAAAGACTTAAAACAAATCGAAAGGTTTTTTACTAAATTTGACGCCGCTTTAACTGCTATGGCAGACATGTCTCAAAAGGTTGCTGTTCAAGGAGAAATCCTTAAAAATACCGCTGAGAAGTTACAAAGTTTAGAATTAAAAATGTCAGAGCACAAAGCAGATGATATTACACGTTCACAATTGCTCGGTGAAAGACTAGAAGAAACCCGCAAAGCTGCTTATAACGATCATGAAAAACTTGCAAAAGAAAGCCAGCAAAATCGTAAAGAACGCAACGAAGAAATAATGACGCAGTTGGCAAAAATGAATGGTTCTTTAGATGCTAGACTTGAAAAAGTAGATGAACGCATTAAAACTTTAGAATACTGGAAATGGTATATGATGGGCATAGGCGCTATTGTGCTGGCTATAGCAGCAAATATTAAGTGGTCAGGTCTATTTTAATGTTGACAACACTACCACAATAGTGTATAATGTACTAATTCGATGTAACTTTATGTGTACATCTTAGTACTTTTGTGATATAATTGTACATACGTACAAACTTTGTGAGAAATCTTTATTATGGCAGAATTTATTGACATCCAATACGCTCAGATGCTTTCTGGGCGTCTTGAGCATTTCAAAATTAAGCATACAAATCCTTATAAAATCAACTTTCGTTGCCCGATCTGTGGTGACTCGACTAAGAATCGTTCTAAGGCTCGTGGCTGGTTGCTTGAAAGAGATAATAAGTTTTCCTATTATTGCCATAATTGTGGTGCAAGCCAAAGTTTTAATTTCTTTCTTAAAACAGTTGATCCATTACTATTCAACGATTATATTACTGAGAAGTTTGTAGCAAATACACATACAAAAGATACAAAAGAAGTTAATACAGAACAGTTTAAATCTGAAGCAGTAACATTTAATTCTGATCCTCTTAAAAAGATTAAAAAGATTAGTCAGCTTGAGCATGATCATCCAGTTAAACGTTATATTCTAAAAAGACAAATCCCATCTCATCAGCATTATCGTTTATATTTTGCTCCAAAGTTTAAAGCTTGGATTAATGAAATCATTCCAGACAAATTTGATCCTGAGAAAATAGGTAAAGACGAGCCTCGATTAGTTATTCCTTTTTTAGATGAAAATGGTAAATGCTTTGGTGTGTCAGCTCGTTCATTTGACCCAAAAACAACCCTTCGTTATATTAGTATTTTGTTTGATAATCGTCCAAAGATTTTTGGTTTAGATAAAGTTAATCTTAATGAACCATATTATATTGTAGAAGGCGCTCTTGATAGCATGTTTCTATCTAATGCTATTTCGATGAATGGCGCTGAAGGTAATGGTAATTCTGCAAATGAAAATGCAATTTATGTATTTGACGCAGAACCTCGTAATAAAGAGATTCATTCTCGTATGGAAAAAGTAATTAAGAATGGTCATAAAATTTGTATTTGGCCATCCGATGTTCCAGGTAAAGATATTAATGAAATGATTTTGAACGGTTTGAAAGAAGTAGAAAAAGTTATTGAAGATAATACATATAAAGGTTTACAAGCTGAATTAAAATTTGCAGCATGGAGAAAAACATGATTAGAGCTATATTAGCACATGATTCAGAATGGGGAATTGGCAAAAATGGTAATCTTCCTTGGCCAAAGAATAGTGAAGATTTAAAATGGTTTAAAGAGTGCACAACCGGTAGCACTATTATGATGGGTCGTAATACTTGGGAAAGCTTACCATTCAAACCATTGCCCAATAGAATTAACGCAATCGTAACATCTAAAAGAACAAAAGATACTCTTGGTTGCGTTGTTGCTGATATAAAAGGCATGTTAGACATCTTACCACAGTTAAAAGAGCAAAGAGATATTTGGGTTATTGGTGGTGCTCAATTGCTCGAAAGTATGTTACCTTATATAGATGAAATCTGGTTAAACAACGTTGGCGGTAATTATAATTGTGACATATTTTTACCAGAAGAAAAAATTAAACAAATGTATTACATTGAAGATGTTGAAGTAAAAAGTTTTGGAATTGTTACAAAATGGTTGAAAAAAGGTGTACAAACCTAAAGTTTTGTGGTATAATAAATCCATACCAAGCAAACAAAGAGATTAAATTATGATGAACTTTGAAGACCGCTGCATTGCAATCACACAGTCAGTTACAGACAAACGTGCTTACTTTTTCCAAGGCACTATGTTCTTAGAGACTGAAGACTCAAAGATTGCTACTGACGTGTACAATGCTTTGTCAATCAACAATCAGAGCATCGGCATCATCTTTGGCAAGTGCGGCCAATCTGAAACATCTTACGATTTTGTCTAAAGAGCTGTTATGAACCTGCGTGAACTAATGACCGAACAAATTCTCTTTGCTATCAGTGATAGTGATTTGGCCGCACAATACAACATTGTACCGAGTGAGATTGAGACTCTGTCGGATCTCGACTTCCTGGAACTTTATCAAGACGTTACGTACGCGTAACACATTAAGGAAACAAAATGAAACTAGTTATCAACCGTTGTTATGGCGGATTTGGCATCAGCCATGAAGGTATGATGCGTTACTTTGAAATTAAGGGTCAGAAAGTTTGGCCAGAGCAAGGTGGTGGTTACTGGAAGTTTTGGACTTATTGGACAGTAAAGCCTGAAGATCGTCCTGAGTCTAAGGAAGGTGACGACTTCTACAAGCTGCCTTTAGAAGAGCGGGCTGCATATAATAAAGCACAGTCTGAACTTACTGTATACCAGCGTGATGTTCCTCGTAACGACCCAGCACTTGTTCAAATGGTTGAAGAACTTGGTAAAAAAGCTGATGGCGAACATGCTGAACTTGTTGTTGTTGAAATTCCAAATGATATATCTTGGGATATTGCAGAATATGATGGCATGGAACGTGTTGAAGAAAAACATCGTGCTTGGTATTAATTCATGAATAAAGAGCAAAGAGAAGAACTTCATCGGCAGCTTGAAGAAGATAAAATAACCGCTAAAGCAAATATCGCTCAACTAATGCAGGAAGAGCTTCTTGATGAAGATGGTTATCCTACTGAAGCTGCATTAACCATTGTACGCATTTGGCACTGGAGTGATAGCAAAGGCTGGTTTGAATTTATCAGGTCTATCTGGTATCTTGCATCGTGGGGCTGGAAAGAAGGCGAAGCAGATCACGATTATCGTAAAGATGAAAAAGTTTATCGCTATAATATTAGCACTGCTGGATGGTCTGGTAATGAAGCTATCATTCGTGAGATGGAACAAAATAGTATGATGTGGCATCTAAATTGGGTGCAGTCTCGCCGTGGTGGCCATTACATTTTTGAATTAAAAGATTTTGATGAGTAATTATAATGTACTTTGGAAGTAGCGGCGGTGGCATTGGATGGATGTTCGAAAAATCAACATGGGTATTCCTTGCCATTATGTTTGGATTGGCAGTATGGAAAATAATTGACATTCTATATTGGGTGTTAACACACGTAACTATTTCATGGAGTTGAATATGACTAAAATGATGATGAATCCGGCTGATATAAAAGTAATTCAAGAAATTATTGAAGAAAATAATATTACTGGAAATTTTGAATTGATCCATAATAATGGTGGCATTGGTTATTCGATTGATTTAATATACGAAGCTGATATTAAAAACAGAAATGCTAAAATTACTATTCCTGTTTGTGGTGCGGAGAATTGGTAATGAGTCAATCATACACTATATCATCTACTGCTTGGCGTATTGAGCAACAAGATGACAAAACTCACTTAGTCATTAATAACAATACTGGAGAGCAACATACAGCGCTTTCATATAGAAGTGCGTATTTTCTGCAGCAAATGTTTAATGACCAAGACTATTGGTACAATTATGAACGTAATGGCACTACGATTACATGGGCTGGCAGTACGTTAACGACAAGTTCAACTTATAGTATTGGAAGTCTTCATACTGCAAACTGGAGATTTTGTTTTGGTGATTCAAAAGATACTTTCTTTCAATTCTATTTAAAAAAAGGACCTAACGCATTTCATCGTTGGATGTATCGTAAACTCCTAGGTATTAGATGGGAAAAGGTTAACTGAAGTATTACTGTGTCAAAAATGATACACTTTTTAAAAAGTTGTGTACAAACTCGAAAACTATGATATAATAGATCTATCAACAGCAAAAAGGAATAGATTATGACTATGCCAGCAGGTACATACTACATCGGCGATCTTTGTTATGTTATGAAGCCCGAGTGGGAAGAGTTTTGCGATATTACTATCGAAGGCTACGGCTGCAAAGACGGAGAGTTTACTCTCAAAGATGGCCGCAAGTTTGCTACATACGGCACTTTGTACGGCGACGGTACATACCGTTCTAACATCGGTAGCTATCATTCAGTTGATGCAGGTTTGATTGGATGTATTCGTATTGAAGACATTCGTGATCCTGAAGCTACTGAAGAGCAAATGCGAGATCTTGGCACAATTGTTGAATTTGACGAGCCATTTGAAACGTCTGAGGCTGAAGGCGTAATTACATTTGGTTGTGTTGAGATTGACACTGCCGGTGATTCTAATTGTGATGAAGATGAATATGAATATGATGAAGAGGAATAATGAATACAATAAGTACATTTAAATTAAATGGATGGAAAATTAGTACTGCAGTTTTAGCAGTACTATTACTTGCTAGTTGGATATGGATGCTAATTGTAAGCACACTTAACAACGCAACAATGGAAACTGTTCGTTCTCAACAATTTTTATTGCGCGAAATTACTAACAAAGTAATTACATTAGAAATACAAGTTTTAGATTTGCAATCACGTAACAAATCATTGTATGAGCGTATAGAATCATTCAACACTTTGCGGCAACGCGATCATGAATACTTGCAAAATCAAATTAATCGTAATAACGCTGTTAAAGTAATTCGTTAAGGAGAAGTAAATGATAGTTGGATTTTTTCTACTAGTAGCAATTGCTACTGCAATTGGAATTGGTATTGTAGTTTGGAGTGGTATGAAAACTGAAGATAAATTATCTGCAGTAAAAACCGCTGGTTTCGCAATGATCTGTTGTCTATTGGCACTGATAGTATTGTCTTTTATTGTTATTTTATTCTAATGATATTATGTTTCCCGATTTTCTTATCAGGCCATTATATTTTATTCTTGGTTTTCTTTTGTGTTTTAATCTTTTTTCTTATGGAGTTATCTAATGAATCGTTTTGTAAAATTGTCTCTTATTGCTTCTGCTGTTGTTTTGGCGACAGGCTGTACTCGTATTGAAACGGGTGAGGTTGGTGTTCGTGTTGGCTTTGACAAGCAAGTTCAACCTGGAGAATTGCTCCCAGGTTCTTTCAATCAATCTTTGATTGGTAATATTCTAACGTTCCCAATTAAGGACGTTAACGTTGCTCTTAACGATATGACTCCTGTCGCCAAAGACAACAGCACTATGAAGGACTTTGATGCTGTAGTAGTCTATAATATCAACCCTGCACAGGTAGCAGAATTGTACTCTACAAAGAACAAGAGCTTCCACGCCGAATCTAAAAATGGCGATACACTTGTGATGTATAACTACATTGTCCAAAACGCTCGTAATGCTATCTACAAAGCAGCACGTAAATACGACGCATTGGATATGGCAGATGCCCGTTCTGATATGGAAAACTTTATCAAAGAAGAAATCGCTCGCAATCTTACTGAAGAAAAGTTGGATGGCTCTATCATGATCAGCCAAGTGCTTATTCGTAACGTAGTTCCAGCTGATTCAGTTGTAGCAAGCGCTAACGAATTGGTAAAGGCTAAGAATGAATTGAAGCAAAAGGAAGTTGAAGTTAAGACTGCTGAAGCTGAAAGCCGTCGTATGGCAGCATTGGCTAACAACTCTGGTAGCTCTATCGCATTCATGCAAGCTCAAGCTATGTTGAATATCTCTGAAGGTATCAAAGCTGGCAAAGTTCAAACAATCGTTGTTCCTTCAAACTTCAACGCGTTGATGATGAACAAATGATTACAATCGATGGTCTGACCAAGCAGCAAGTTGATATGCTTGACCATATGTGGACCATCGATTCGTATGAAGATCTTTTGGAATGGCAACAGTCATTAAGTTGCGAGGAACGCCAGATGAGTGAAACTCTGGCTGAACTCGTAACTTTGGCCGAGATTGATGAACTGGTGTTAACTCAAGAAACATATATCGATGCCGACAATCTTATCAGTAAAATAAAGAAAGCAATTAAACAATGAGGACTGATAAGACAATAATGACGTTCAATATTAATACTCTAGACCCAACAGAATTTATGGGTTATGTACAGACCATTTATCATATGACCCGCATGTCTCAGTATGTGACAACTGGCGAATATTTTATGAACCTGTATGATGAAGATCTTGAAGAGTTGTTAGAGTCTATTGATAAAATCACAGTGCCGGAAGGTTTTGAAGATCCTATTTCGTTTAAAAACGTTACAATGCTAACAATATTGTTACGCATCGCTGAAGGATTGCCAGATACTTCAACAGAAGATTTACATAAAAGCATGGGCACAATATGTACTTATGCTGCGTTAGAAGGTTTGGCTCGTAAGGGTCATGTAGAAATTTTCCATCAAAATATGTGTGTAGGCGGCGATGAGTTAGCTGACAGCAAAATTATTGCAAAAAGGATTCAAGATGAGTGAAAAAGCAATACGGCATATCGAGCCGTTTACAAACCAATTTGGCGATGTTATTCAACCTGGTGATGCTGTATATTCTATTACAATGTGTACTAAAAATACGCACATTGCAAAAGGTGAGTATCTTGGTGTTATCAAACGTGAAGGTTGGCGCGGAGAAGAACAACTTTCTGTGCAGGTTCTTGTTGACGCAGAAAAAACAGCTTGGCGTTGGAAAGACACTAAAGAAGATACCACATGGTTTGCATATTATAGCCAAAGCCGCGAACCTAATTCTCGTGATGTCGAAGCCTACGGCGTACCATACAAACGTGTTTCTACACTACAATTGAATCGTATTGTTCCAGCAATGTAATACTGAAGTATTACTGTATCTTTTTTGACACACTTTTGCAAAAATAGTGTACATTTGTTCTGAAATGATGTATAATTAATCATAGATTGAAAAAAAGGAATAAATCATGAAAATCACTACTGCAATTTCTATTCTCGAAAAAGAACGTAATTTCTTGGGTCTTGGTCTCTTAGAGTTGCTTCAAGACGTTCAAAAAAACGGTCGTATGGTTTATTCTAATCAAGTTGTGGAAGCAACATCTGTCTTTATGACTGAAGGCGCAAAGCTTTTTGCCCCTGTTGAAGATGAAGAAATTTGCTAATTAAGTGTATCATTTTAGACACACTTTGCAAAAAATCTTGTAAAAATTTCTAAAACTGTGGTATAATAGATATATCTACTGAAAAAGGACTACTAAAATGGCTAAGCTTTTGATCACAACCCAAGTTTACGAAAACTACGGCAGCGCTGATGAACCTTACTGGAAACCTAAAGGTGGTTCCGATTACGTAGTTAAGAAAATTAACGTTAACAAAGTCACAGAAACTGTGATGGGCTTGCGTCCTCAAATTGAGTGCGATAACAAAGGTTATCGCGAGTACATCTTGGGCTGGGAAGTTGTTGCTAATGACTACCTCACAGAGTTCGAAAAAAGCCAGTTGGAGTACGACGGCCGAATTGTTTATCCTGCAAAAGAGTTGGTTTGGTAAACTCTTTATTATGAAAGAAATGAAATGCGTAAACTAGCAAGCATTCGTGTTATTGATAGCATTGGTCCAATTGAAGGGGCTGATGCTATTGAAGTTGCTACCGTTGGTGGCTGGAAAGTTGTTGTTAAAAAAGGTGAGTTTGCAGTTGGCGATCTCGCTGTGTACCTTGAAATTGATTCTTGGGTTCCTACTGAACTTGCACCATTCTTGAGCAAGGGTAAAGAGCCGCGTGAATTCGAAGGCATTAAAGGCGAACGTCTGCGTACTGTAAAATTGCGTGGACAATTATCTCAAGGACTATTGCTACCGCTTGAGCCAACTTGCGCTAACATTGAGAGCGAGTTGTTTGATGGTCTTGATGTTAGCTTTCCTTTGAACATCGTGAAGTGGGAAAAGCCAATGAATGCTCAGCTCGCTGGTATGGCTAAGGGTAACTTTCCTTCGCTGATTCCAAAGACCGACCAAGAGCGTGTACAAAACTTAACTAAAGAAATCAATAACGCTATTGAACAACGTTTGCGCTTTGAAGTTACTGAAAAGCTAGAAGGTTCTTCAATGACTTGCTACTTGATTGATGGTGTGTTTGGTGTTTGTTCACGCAACTTGGATTTGAAAGAAACTGAAGGTAATTCTTTTTGGTCTACTGCTCGCCGTGATGACATTGAAGGTAAGATGCGAGCAATCGATGAGCACTGGAATTTTGCTATTCAAGGTGAATTGATTGGTCCAGGTATTCAAGGAAATATCTACAACTTGTCTAAACTAGAATTCCGTGTATTTGATGTTTACAACATTCAAATGGGTGGATACCTAGATCCAGAAGCACGCCGTGATCTAGTTGCTCGTATGGGATTGGAACATGTTCCTGTTCTTACTTCTTTTATGATGGCGATTCCTGTGCCTGATCTTTTGACTCTTGCAGAAGGCAAGTCAGTTATGGGAATGATTGGTTGCGAACGTGAAGGACTAGTCTTCAAAGAAGTTAACGGTGGCATGTCGTTTAAAGCCATCTCTAACAAGTATCTTCTTGGCGAAAAATAAATAAGTTATTTAGAGGAAATCAAAATGCAACTTAAACTCGACGATAAAAACGGCGTATATGTTTGGGTAGACGACAACGATGATAAAATCGAGTTGAGTCCGCATTTTGATTACGAAGAAGACGCTTTCCAGTGGTACAGCAGCATTCAAAAAGATCTTTTTTCTTTTTTGAAGAATTTTGGATAAATAAGATTAACATACAAAGGATTTATAATGATTACATTGAAAGAGTGGATGGAACTGGTGGAATATCGTATTACTGAAGGTAGTACTTATAATCTGTACAGTAGCGATGCTTATAATTTGTCTTCGTGGAGTGGTGAACAAGACGGATACAGTATGGCAATTACATTTGATACTGTTACGCAAATTGTTTATTGTGTAGAAGCTTGTGACTATGCTAATAACCGTGCGTATCGTATTGTCAATCCTGCTTACAAAGGTGTTGATAAGCATGCTGAAGCGTGGGACGACGTTAACTGGATTGACTTGGAAGTCGATGACGACTTTATTCAAAAGTGCTTGGCTATTAAAGAAGGTGAAGACTACGACAATCGAGTTATGATTCCGCTTACACTTCCAGACAACGAAATGTTTGAAATCATGAAAATGGCACATGAACGCGACATGACTCTTAACGCTTTTATTGAAGAAGTTCTTGAAGACTATGTGACTAAGCATGAGCATATGATAAAATAATTAAAGGACAAATATGCTAGAAACAATTTGCGATGTAATGCTAGATGCTTACAAGCGCAACTGGATTACGAGTCGTGATGGTAATGTAAGTATACGCCATCACGACCGTGATCATTTTTATATTACGCCAAGTGGTGTGCGTAAGCAAACATTACAGCCTGATCAGTTTAAAAAGATCAGCATTGACAAAAGCATACATAGTGGTTATGGATTAGCCGCATTTAATTACAGTTGGCGAGATCTTCCTTACACTGATATTAGTTCTAATCTAAAGCCAAGTGGAGAAATTCCTTTACACTTTGGTTTGCAAAAACAAATGGGCCAACACAAAGATGATGTTCGTGTAGTAGTTCACGTGCATCCTACTTATTGTATTGCTGCAATGCATGCTGGAATTGATCTTAGTACCATTAGTAATGCATTCCCTGAACTTAATCGCTATACTAAAGTCGCACCCAATGTTGGTGATGTACCTCCCATTAGTCAAGAACTCGCTGATAGATGTCACGAGAATCTTCAACTCGATGATCGCGGCACCATCGCGTATGACATCGTAGGCATCAAAGGACATGGTGTAGTTGCCATTGACACGAGCCCGTGGAGAGCGTACGAGCATATTGAACGTCTTGAGCACATTTGTAAAATTGTACTTGCGTCAGGAAAAATATGATTAATATTACTGACGCTGCAGCAATCAAGATTGCCGACATTGTCGCAGAAGAAAATAATCCCAAAGTTAAACTACGAACCTTTGTTCAAGGTGGTGGATGTAGCGGATTTAGTTATGGGTTTACTTTAGATGAAGAACAAAATGAAGACGACTTTGTAATAGAAAAATCCGGAATTGTAATTTTGGTTGACTCTATGAGTATGCAATATTTGCAAGGTGCAATCATAGACTATAAAGATGACCTTAGTGGTAGTCAGTTTGTAATCAATAATCCAAATGCACAATCATCTTGTGGATGCGGTAGTAGTTTTTCAGTATAAGAAAATAAAGTATGCTAACACATGATTACTATAACTGATCTTGCTTATCAGAAAATTAAAAGAAGTCTAACTAAACGCGGTAATGGTGTTGGTATTAGGATTGCAGTAAGGACAACAGGATGTTCAGGACTTGCTTACGTATTAGAATATGTAGATAAACTTGAATGTGAAGTTGGTATAACAAATTATGCGCAGCCAGACTTTGCAGTGTTAGTAAGTACTAAAGACGAACCATACTTGAACGGTTTAACGATGGATTGGGTTCGTAACGGACTCAATGAAGGCTTTGATTTTAAAAACCCAAATGAGCGTGACCGATGTGGTTGCGGAGAAAGTTTTAGAGTATAAGGAAATTAACAATGCACTCTCAAATACCAGCAGAAGGAATATTAAAGATAAACGACTGGGGTAGTTCTCGCGTTTATCAAGTTGTGTGTGGTTGCAACAATCCAGATCATAGTCATAATGTTTGGGTTGAAGCAGATGAAAGCGGTGTAAACGTTATAATCTATACAACGAATACTAGTAAGTTTTGGACTAAAAATCGTTGGCGACAAATTTGGGAACTCTTAACAACAGGCCAAGTTGAGCAAGAAGTTGGCCTTATAATGAGCGAGCAACAGACTCTTAACTATGCAAAAAGTTTAACACTAGCTATAGAGGATGTAAAAGGTTTTAAAAAGAAGCGATGAGATTTTAATGGATGACTGCGACGTTTGGAAGTTTATAGATAACGAAGACGCTTGGATTTATGATAAACTCATATTATCCAAGCGTCTTGGTTATTATTGCGGGCCTTCTGGTGTTGCACCTGAAAAGTCTGACACATATATTGTAAGACCAATATCTAACTATCGCATGATGGGCCGTGGCTCAGGATTCTTGTTTATTAATGCGGGTGAAGATATTATACCCGATGGTTATTTTTGGTGCGAAATATTCACTGGAAGACATTTAACCTTTGATTATAATCGAGGTGTTCAGACACTTGCCGTTGAAGGATTTAAAGATGATGCAAGAACAGATAGGTTTGCATCGTGGAAAAAAACAAATGACGTTTTTAAATTGCCAGAAATGTTACTGGCAATTGCTGTTAAATATGAATGGATGAATGTAGAAGTCATTGACAACAAAATTATAGAAGTTCATTTGCGATATAACGATGATTTTGCAGGGCATGACGCTGACGAAGTTATTCCAATATGGAAAGAAAACTTTTATGATAGCCCATGTGGTGATAGAATAGGTTTTCTACTTAAATAATTATATGTTTGATATTATATTAACAATCATTAAGTCTATTACGCTCATGTTAATCGTGGCTATATGGTCATTGCTTATTTTGGCACTTAGTTTTAAGTTTATAAAATATATTATTAGTCTATTAGGTTAAGCACAGATTCAAAGGAAATTTTATGGGTGGGAATAAAAGAGTAGCAGTTATTGGTGCTGGTATTGCTGGGATTACTACAGCATATTACCTTGCTAAAGAAGGATATACTGTGCGTGTATACGAACAAGAACCATATCCAGCAATGCGCACTAGTTTTGCTAATGGTGGACAAGTTTCAGTGAGTAATAGTGAAGTTTGGACGACATGGAGCAATGTTAAAAAAGGCATCGGCTGGATGTTTAAAAAAGATGCTCCATTGCTAATTAGGCCTAAACTAGATCTAGCTCAATGGAAGTGGATGGCAAAATTTTTGTATCATACTGCAATAGGTTCATATGAAGAAAATACAAAAGAAACTATTAGGCTGGGTCTTGAAGCTGACAAACTTTATAAAGAGATTATTGCAGAAGAAGGTCTTGCGTTCGATCAAACACAATGCGGCATTCTGCATTTTTATAAAAGCGCTAAATACTTTGAAAGCGCAAAAGTTGTGCAATCATTATATCAAAGCAGCGGATCAGCGTGGGATATTCTAGGACCTATGCAAACAAAATCTTTAGATAAAGCGTTAATAGATATTAAAGGTGTTGTCGGTGGTGCTTGGACACACCATGATTGGACTGGAGATATTCACAAATTCTGTTATCAGTTGTCTAAAGTATTAGAAAAAGAATATGACGTAATGTTTCATTACAATTGCAAGCCAGCAACTCTGAATTATCTTTTAACAGATTATGACGCTATAGTTATAGCCGCTGGTGTAGGTTCTGAAAAATTAGCAAATACCATTGGTGATAGTCTAGGCATTTATCCAGTTAAAGGATATTCAATTACAATTAATAACGTTGATCCAAGATATTTACCTAGAGTAAGTTTGCTTGATGATGAAGCTAAGATTGTAACTAGCTCACTTGGAAACCGTTTTAGAGTAGCAGGTACTGCAGAACTTACTGGCGAAAACTATGATATTCGTAGAGATCGCATTCAGCCTTTGCTAGACTGGGTACATAAAAACTTTCCAAACATTAATACTCGCGATTATACGCAATGGGCATGTTTGCGACCAATGACACCTAATATGATGCCAATTGTTAAACAGAGCAAAAGAAACGATAAAGTATTTTATCATGCTGGTCATGGTCATTTGGGTTGGACACTAAGTCCTGCTACTGCTAAACAAGTAGTTGAGTTAATTAAAAATGCTTAATATGTTTGGTGAAATGCTGCCAGGATTAGAAATAATTCAGCATGTAAAGCATAAAGATAGTCGTGGAGACTTTTGCGAAGCATGGAAACTTGGCAATGATAGTATGCGAGGTCCAACACACAACGGCTGGCCATTTCGCCAATTAAACATAGCAACATCTTCTAAAAATGTTCTAAGAGGAATGCACAGGCAAAATCAATTTAAATGTGTTATGCCGGTTTACGGCAAAATATTCGATGTAGCATTAGAACCAGAATCAGGTAAATGGTTTGGTATAGAATTAGATGAAACTTGCGCTTTACTAATACCACCACAATACGCTCACGGATATCTAGTTATGTCAGACAAAACTGTTGTACAATATATAGTTGATAGACCCTACAATAAAGCAGAAGAAGAAAATTTTAATTGGAACAAATACGGGATTGAGTGGCCTATTCAAGGTACTCCAATCCTGTCAGTTAAGGATACAGAATGAAAATAGGATTTAATTGTAGCAGTTTTGATCTGCTGCATGCAGGTCACGTGACTATGCTAAAGATGGAAAAACAATTATGCGATTATTTAATTGTTGCTTTACAAATCGACCCAACAATGGATCGTCCTGGAATTAAAAATAAACCAGTACAAAGCGCATATGAAAGATATGTGCAATTACAAGCTTGTAAATATGTTGATGAAATACTTGTTTATGAAACTGAATATGATCTATTGCAATTACTACAAACACAAACAATTCATATTCGTTTTTTAAGTGACGAATATCTAAATAGAGATTTTACTGGTAAGCAATGGTGTATGAATAATGGTATTGAATTACATTACCATAAACGTCAACACGATTATAGTTCAAGCGAACTTAGAGCTCGTACTGCAGAATTGGAAAATTCTAAAAAATCAAACTCTTCTAAAGGACCAGACATTCCTCAGTACAGCCCCGAATTAATAAGAGGTAATAAATAATGAACGATAAAATATATTCACTTAGAGTAAAGGCTGTAACTACAATTGAAATTGTAAATCCAGATACTGGCATTACACATCATAGAGAATTTTTTGATGAAGAAAAGTTCGCCGAGTTGATTATTAAAGAATGCGCCAAGTCTCTATGGACCGAAGAATGCTATAACAGTGATTTAGCATTAGAAGAGTTTGAAAGAAACGGCGCTAAGATTAAAGAACATTTTGGAGTTGAAGAATGAAACAATATCATAAATTATTAAAAGATATTTTTATTAATGGTGAAGATGTAAGCGATCGCACAGGTACAGGCACTCGATCTGTATTTGGATATCAAATGAGGTTTAACTTGCAAGACGGGTTTCCTGCAGTTACTACTAAAAAGCTTGCATGGAAATCTGTAGTTGGAGAACTACTTTGGTTTCTCGAAGGTAGCACAAACGAACGTCGATTGGCTGAACTTACTTACGGAAAAGATTCTGACGAGTTAGTTGATAAAACTACTATTTGGACTGCAAACGCTGATGCGCAAGGAAAAGCGTTGGGATACGTAAACGATAAGTTTAGAAAAGATCTTGGTCCTGTTTACGGATATCAATGGCGTAACTTTGGTGGTTCATCATGGCCACGAGATCATGTTGAAGGATTTGATAAAGGTGGCTTTGATCAAATTAAATGGATTATTAACGAAATCAAAACAAATCCTGATTCAAGAAGACTCATTCTTTCTGCGTGGTCTGCTGACCAGATTCATCTTATGGCTCTACCACCTTGTCATACAATGGCTCAGTTTAGAGTACTTAACGGCAAACTAAGTTGTCAAATGTATCAACGATCTGCTGATGTGTTCCTCGGTGTTCCATTTAATATTGCGTCATATGCTCTGTTAACTCATATTATTGCTCGCGAATGTGATCTAGATGTTGGTGATTTTGTACATACTATTGGTGATGCTCATATTTACAGCAATCATTTCGAACAAGTACAAGAACAATTACTACGAAAAGAATATAAGCTTCCTACTTTAGATATTGATGAGAAATTTAAAATAAAAGATGTATATGACCTAGACACTGTAAACATGTTTAAGTTGACAAATTATAAGCATCATGATACAATAAAAGCTAGTATGGCTGTATAAATATTGTTTTACCAGCAGAAGTATATCATAAAAGGAAAGAAGACGGATGAATCAAGCTATTCAAGTAACAAAAAGAAACGGTTCAAAAGAGCTGCTGGATGTAGAAAAATTACACAAAGTTGTATTTTATGCTTGTGATAATATCACAGGTGTTTCTCCAAGTGAAGTTGAAATCAAAACACAAATTCAATTCTATAATGGAATGAAGACTTCGGAGATTCAAGAAACGCTTATCAAAGCAGC